TTTCCGCATCCAACACTATGACGGAAGCGAGACACTCGTGCTTGCCGAAGACGAAGTGTGGTACATGGCATGAGCAAATAAGACTTATCGCTAATTGCGTCCCGCGCTACACTGTAAGCAGGCATGGGGGATTGGCCTCCTGCCTGCACTAACCGACACTCGAGAAAGGAGTATGTCATGTACGAGAAAGATACGAATGGCCCTATGGATACTGTTGTTCCTGATACTAATCCTACTGTTCGGCCGACGCTAACCCTACAAGAAGGGCTTGACCGCCGCGCGAGCTCCATGCGCGTGTACGGCGAAAACATCGGCCAAGAGCTCGCATGGTTGTGCGGGGTAATCACCAGCCTTGTTGACCGCATCGAACTTCTTGAACACAAGCTGGCCGAATACGACCCCAACGACTACATCCGCAAAGATGAGTTCGACCCCGACGAAGTGTGGACCCACGACCAGTTCGACCCCGATGACTACATACACGAAGACGGGCTAGAAGAGTCAGTGGAGCGCATTGTGCGGAGCACCCTCAGCGACGCCACCGTAAGCATCAACTTGGATTACTAGGAGCATACCCATGGGACTTGATCAATACGCTTATGTCCGCGCTCAAGAGCGCAAAGTCAAAGAAGCCAGCGGCGACGAGTACACCACCGTGGACAGTGAACAGGAGTTCTACTGGCGCAAGCACTCGCGGTTGCAGGAGTTCATGGACCGCCTATGGCACGACAAGGGCAACGAACAGGACTTCAACTGTCAGTATTTGGAATTAACCGAGGACGACCTACTGCGGTTACAGGACGCAATCGCCAACAATTACGCCGACCACTTTTGCGAGGGCGGCTTTTTCTGGGGCCATCAGTTTCAGGAACAAGCCGTGCAGGAGTACAAGGAGGATGACACCGCGTTTGTACAGGCCGCGCTTGAGGCGGTGCGCGACGGGGAGCGGGTAATTTACTCGTGCTGGTGGTGACGTGATGGCAATCCGCAACGACACGTATGCGGCAGTCCGCGCTGAGGTGGGCACACTGCTCAACCTCAGCGCCCGTATGTTTGAACTCGAGCAGACGGTAAGCGGGACCAGCCGCCCCTACGAAACCTTTGACGATGCACGCCGCGTGGGCGCTCTAGCCTTTGCCCTTGCGACCATCTGCCACAGGCACCCCGAAGCCCGCAAGATGCTCCAGCAGAGTATCAACAACCACGCCCGCGAAGTTGAACTGTTACAACAAAAGAGGAGACCCACCAATGGCAAATCGTAAGACTTACAGCAATGAATTCATCCACCAGCTCTTGTACGAAAAAGCTCAAGGCGCTACGCTCAAAGAACTGTCGTCGAAGTACAACCTGACTGACAGCCAAGTGAGCTACTGCATCTACGTCCGTGGGCCGATGCCATATCGTCTTCCCGCCCCTCCTATAGTCATTAAAGTGAAAGAAAAGAGAAACCTCTGGCAAAAGATCAAAGATGCGCTAAAATGGTAGCATTGTCATGGGGTCTTCTCCTCCCTACCCACGAGGCCTCAACCTTAGCGCATCGCGCTACTTGCCCTCGGCCATCTCACCATGGCTGGGGGCTTTTTCTTCAGGGCACACCAACCACGGTTCCAAGAGCGCAAAAGACACCACTCCGACGCCGCTCGACGCTCAAAAAGGCCACGGGTAGGGGTAGGTAGGGGGTGCAAAACGGACCGTCGAACGGGGCTCTATATAACTTTGCTATATAGGTGGGAAAAATGGATTACGATGAATTTGTTTTTTAACATTCTCCAATATCTCGATATCTTACTATCTGTAAGGATAACAAGGACTTATCCACTATCTGAAGGTTTATGTCCGATATCAGGAACAACTTTCTCAGTACGCGCGACCTCAAACGACGATAAAATGGATTTTACAACTTTTCCTGTTTGGTCCTATTATGCAAAGTATCTTCCCATTGCCAGCGAGGACCCCTAATGGCTCTAGCAAAAGCAACTCATAAACCGAAGCTAGACGTGGTAGCGAATCCACGAAAAGAAAAACAGATCACCCCCAAGCAGGAGGAGTTCGCTCGCATCTACTGCACCGAGGACATCAGCCAGACTGAAGCCGCCATCCGCGCTGGATACTCTGTAAAGTCAGCGCACGCCATTGCGTCCCAACTGCTAGACGGCAAGCGGTATCCCCATGTTGTGGAGAGGATCCGTGAGATTAAGTCTGAACTGAGCCGCAAGTACGAAGTCACGTTTGAGTCTCATGTGAAAAAGCTCGCTGAAATCCGTGACCTCGCTATCACCAACGGCAACTATCCTGCGGCAGTCGCCGCCGAGAAGTCCCGTGGTCAAGCGGCTGGCCTCTACATTGACCGCAAGGAAATCCTGCATGGGCGCATTGACCAGATGTCCCGCGAGGAAGTTATGCGTGAGATTGCTAGGCTCCAGCAAGAGTTCCCCGCTCTGGCCGCAGTGGCCGAAGGAAACGTGATTATTGATGTTGACCCCGTTGAGGTTGAGCAAACAAGAGAATAAAAGAACAGTCACGCCGTGCGTCTGGCTGTACACTGGTAACAGTAGCAATAGAGCTACGTCTCGCAGAAAGGAGATAGCCATGAGCTTCAAACCTGATATCCACATCTTCAACGAGGGCAAGTCCCGCGTGATACTCAACTGGTCCCCAATCGCACAGGCGTACTACGTCTACCGCGAAGATGGGATTCACCTGCCGCAATCCACACACAGTCAGGGCAACCTGCGTATCCACAACGAATTTGATGCCGCCAAGCGTGACTACGAAGAGCGCGTGGGCTTCATCGCTGAAATGGAGGCAGTGCAATGACTAGCTTCTACGAGTGGACCAAACGCCTCGGGCAACAACACTTCAGCATGGGCGGTGAGCACGAGACCCTGTGTGGGATGCCGATGCTCGGCAACAACTACGCTCGCCACCTAGACCAAGAGGACAAACAGCCTTGTCGAACTTGCGCTGAGCGCATGGAGTTCATCCAAGCAGGGGAGCTCGTTGACTGATGGGTGCCAAGCCTGAATCGCAACTGTGGTCTAAACTGCGTGATGGCACCAAGGATCTGGGCGTGTTTTGGACGCGCCTAGAGTCCTGGGCTAGTCCTGGAGTGCCCGACTTGCACGGGCTAAAGGATGGTCATGCGTTCTGGCTTGAGCTCAAGGTTCACAAGTTAAAGACCTTAAAGAACATTGCTCTACGTCCCCATCAAATTGCTTGGCAGATAAGATATAGCGGATATTCTGGCAACGTCTGGAACTTGGTTAGCCATCCTTCCTCCCGAACTATAAATATATTTCACGGGAGAAGGGCCATGGAGCTTGCTGGACAGACCGAGAAAGACGGACCGTTGACCCCTGACTGGAGCTCGGGGATTCCGTACGATTGGGCGGGGCTCATCAATCATATTCTAACTCATGGTCATCCCATTCTAAAGGAGGACTTTGTCCAGAATCATCGGGCCGTGGACGAAGGGCTGTGAGTCGTCGTCATTCATCCTCGTTCCTTTTTACTTGTCGTCCCATCCTTGAGGAAGAATGATTTTGACGAGGACGATTGATGATGAACCGTGGACCATGGATCGGGTGCGATCAAGAATGATCCAAGGACAGAGGACGATGAAAGATGATGACGCTCAGTCTGGTCCGCGAATCAAGGATAAATTAGGAACAATAAAGAGTTGCAAAGATTCCATTTGAGAGTATAGTGAACAGTGTAAGGCAATGGTGCTTTACGACGTTTCTCGTAGAAAGGAGAACACCATGACTCAAGTAGCTAAAAAATCCGCTCCCGCTCCCAAGGCCAAGGCCGTCGTCAAGACCGCGGAGCTCGTCGTCACCGACAAGGAAATCTCGTACGACGAGATCTGGTCCTTCGTCCAGAAGCATGCTGGCGGTAATGAGGCGAACGTGAAGATTGTCCCGCTGGACAATGTCGATATCGCGTCTGCCTCGCCTGTCCCGTTCGGCTATGGTGGCCGGACCGGAGGCGTCCGCCAAACTATCCAAGACTGGATGCTCAAGGGCGTTGAAGGTGACACCTCACTGAAGGCCGTGCTCAATAAGGCCGCGCCTCTTGGGCACTCGCGCAAGAAGCCTGTCTGCCTCCACGCCCTGATGCACGGGGGATACTCCCCGTCCAGCAAATACTGGATGACCCCGTTCGTCAAGCTCGTGGTCCAAGGCTAATCGGTCAGGGGGACTTCGGTCCCCCTTTCCTTTGACCCATTCCACGGAGGAGGATTGATGATGACTCGCCGACCCATTCACGAGAGGACGAGACTTGACCCATTCACGAGAGGACGGGTACCTTCACGTAGACGTTAACATAGACATTAACCACTCATCATCAATCATTGTCTGGTCTCTCGTCTCGTCATCGTCAATCATTCTCAGGCCGAGCATTCCTGAGCAAGAAAGACGTGTCATGGCGCGCCGTTGGTGTATAGTGAAACTGTGCAATGGGGCACGGCTCACAGAAAGGAGTTGAGTATGACTAACACGATAGTCCGCTTTATCGGCGCATCCGCACTCGCAGTCGCATTCTCCGCGCTTGTCGCGCTGGTGCTTATTGAATGGGCGGTAGGGTGCGGCGAAATTACCTACCATGCCGACGGGACATGGGTGACCAACGAGTGCGTCTTTATCCCGCACAAGCAAGCGCGGGGGGAGTGGTGAGTGTGGTTCCTTATCTTTGCAATCATAGTGCTCGGCGCGTGGGCGCTGTGGCGTGGGTAAAAATAAATGCAAAAAAAGTTCGCTAGGGGTATTGCAATAGTGAACAAAGGGTGTATAGTGAAACTGTGGTTAGGCAATACCGCCTCCACAATAACCGTAGAAAGGGTTAAGAAAATGGCACAAGCAAAAGCAACCAAAGCAACCGCTACCAAAGCAACCGTGCAGGTAGCAGAACTCCAGCACAACGGCACGGAAATCTCCTACGCCGATATCTGGGCATTTGTACAACAGCACGCGGGCGGCAACCTGCACAACGTGCAAATCGTACCGCTCGCCAATGTCCAGCTGGACAGCGACGCTCCCGTACCGTTCGGGTACAACGGCAAGCGCGGCGGGGTACGCGAAACCATACAGAACTGGATGCTGAAAGGCGTAGACGGGGACTGCTCGCTGGCAACCGTGCTCGGCAAAGCAAAGCCGCTCGGCCACTCCAGCAAAAAGCCCGTGTGCTTGCACGCTCTGCTCAACGGCGGTTACTCGCCAAGCTCCTCGGTGTGGGGCACGGGTTATGTGAAACTGGTAGTGCAACCCAAAGCCGCATAACCTAGCGGCATCGCCAAAGCCCCGCCTCAGCGCGGGGCTTTTTTTGTGCCCGCCGCTCTGGTCCTGTCCGCTAGGGTACCCGCCGCCCCCTGATGCCTTGAGGACATGCCCCCCCACCCCCCGTGACCCCCCGCGACGAGACACCCATGGTTATAGTTACGACTATAACCAAGTTTTGGACAAATCTTCGAGATCCGTGGTAATTTCACCATTAGTGAACTATACTCGACCAAAAGCCGAGACCCCCACCCCCCTAAATCCATGAAATGGTCATAGGTTCATTGCCCTTGGAAATTTTTCGAAGTATTGTGAAAGTATTGACCATGAACCGTTGTTCGGAGGTTGTGGTGAAACGCGATTATGATGTGATTACTTTGGAGCAGTGGCAACGGATGGTGGCGTTGGAGCCGCCCGTGCAGATGCCGCGTGTGAGCCGAGGTGATTATGTGCCCGATGATGAGTTGCCTGCGGTGCGTTTTGTGTGGGATGTGGGTGTGGGTGGATTGATTGTGTATGGCGTTGAGAATGTGACGTTGCACTGAGGAGTACGGATTTTGGACCTTTCGTTAGTTCCTGAGGATAGCCTTAAGAAGTACGCGACGTTGATGGCGCGTGCAAAGGAGATGACGGAGGCTGAGAAGGCGCGCGAGCACTTTATGGATTTTTGCAAGGCGGTGTGGCCTGAGTTTATTAATGGGCGGCACCACCGGATTATGGCGGAGAAGTTTGACCGTATTGCGCGTGGGGAGTTGAAGCGCCTTATTGTGAATATGCCGCCGCGCCATACGAAGAGTGAATTTGGTAGTTACTTGTTGCCTGCGTGGTTGATGGGCCGTAACCCGCGTTTGAAGATTATGCAGACTACGCACACGGCGGAGTTGGCTTTTCGTTTTGGACGTAAGGTGCGTAAC